CATGTTGTGATCATAGATTGCCTTTTCAATTCTTCTAAAGTGCATACGAAACTCACCAAAGATACCTTCAATTACCTGACATTTCGTCCTGTTAATAGCATGCTGGAGCGCGTTAACCTTAGCGAACGTTTCATACTCAGTCACCAGACACTGCGCACCAATCATTACACTAATTCTATATTGAGTAGCAACAGAACCATCGGTAGAATGTGTGTCTGACAGTTCGGACTTTGTGCTGAACACATCAACAAATAATGGACTAAGTCCTTTAGGTATAACTTTATATTGCCCGGTATTGGTCGCTGCAATTGCTTTTACTACTTGACTCATAACTTATTTCCAAATTCATCTGTTTGTTGAGCCCAGTGTACCACAATCCAGTCGTCAATACAACGCTCACGACTAACTTGATCGCCATGACCACTTTGAATCATATTTCCTACCCAATGTGTGAAGTATGATTTAATAATTTGGTCTTCATTCCATGTCTCCTGGACGTGCTGACCACACTCACCAGGAAAAACAATTGTCCAGTAACGTTTAGGATCTACTGTTGCATCTTTCTTCCATACAAGATTCTTGTAACCACCACTATCACGACTCCAGTAAATGTCGCTCTCTTCACCAAGGTAAACGACTTGCTGACCAACACGATCAGCATACCATAGTAAGCCATCTGTGCATCCAGTAATTGTAAGAGTCTTCATATAATCTTTCCAGTACCAGCGTAAATCAAGTCATCAAGATCTTTACTATAGTCTTTACCCTCGCGACGCTTAAGCCAGATTGTCACAAGAATCAGTTCTAATGACCTTGATACTCCACTGGTATTAAGGTTACGTGCTCTGACCTCAGCCATAAGATCATCATCATCGACCTCACTGAGGATATCATCAACATCAACATGAACATAAGGCATTTACTTTCTCCATTTCCATTCTTTAATATGACGAAACAACTGCTGATACCATTTAAGTCTCTTGGTCAGAATGATTGTTCCGTTCTCTTGAACATCCCAAACGAGAATGTCTCCTACCTTCCATCCAAGCTGAGCAATTGCTTCATCAGGTAACGGAAGAACAAGATCATCTCCCTCTTGTTGTACATATGCAGTCCATGTCATTTTGTTAATCCCCATTTGACCCTCAACCAAATTCTTTCATGCACATAATAATCAATGCTCAGCAATATGTGCAATGCAGTTGCAAACCCAGTAGCCGATCCTAGGTCACCAGTGAACAAATATGTCCATAGAATTGTAAACAACCACGCAGTCATCCTATATGTGATCATTCGGACAACTGTTCGTTTCTTTGTTTCCATCAGATGAATCCAACTTTACGTTTCTGTGACTTAGGTGCTTGCACTTGCTTGTGGAAGATATCAGCAATACTATACTGACCTTCTGTCTTATTATCATACTTGACATTGATTCGTTTGGCAAGTGCTGCAGCCTGTTGTTCAGTCAATGGAGCAAAGTTAACAATATCAAAGCAACGACCAGGACGGATCAATGCTGGATCAATGTCACGGATAGATGGAAGGTTTGTAGAAAAGATCATTTTCTTGTTCTTTGTAGTAACGAGTCCGTCACCAACGTTCAAGAACTTATGCATCATGTCATTACCATCACTGCGAGCGCCAAGGAAGTTATCTGCATCCTCAATGACAAGAATGCCACGATCACCCTCAATGAACTGAGCAAACATATAGTCCTTAGACAGAATGTTAGCATCATAGGTTACAATCGCACTTTGCTCTGTGTGCTGCAGCAGACCACGAATGAATGTTGTCTTACCAGTACCAGGAGGACCAATCAACAACAGAATCGATGCATCACTTTCCATGAATCTATCATAATAGTCTGCCAGGTTCTCACCATCGAGCCATGGATACATCTCTTCAACAGGAATGCGGTCACCACGAAGAGGGACTTCGATACTCTGACCATCTCCGTTGTACACCCACTCAATGACGTTCTTTACTTGTTCGAACCTGTCTGTGATTGTTGTTGTCCAAGTATCGACGAAAGTAACATCACCGTACAGCTTGACAACTGTGGAAGAAGAATTAACGTCATACTTAAAATAAGAAAGATCCTCATCGACTACACAAATCCCTTCTCCTTCACGGAATTGAACGATACGCAGTCCTGTTGATAGGGCAAATGAGAGCCATTCACCAAGCGAGGCTAATACGGTAACTTCTTCGTTGTACGTACTTATGCACCGAGCATTACGTTCCATTAAGATGTCACTGGTAATGTAATCACTGATGTCTGTTGCACCGATAAAGATATCTTTTGACTGTTCCATAAATTTTTTGTTTACCTCTATACTATCCCATACCCAACTCTTCATTAACCTTTTTTTTCGACGAGCACGTGTGCGATTTAACCTTGGTACAGGAGCAATACCAAGCTGTCTGTAAATGTGATCAAGAGTCTTTGACATGCTGATCCAATAAATCTTCTAAATCTTCAACAAAGTCAAGCTCACCATCACAAATAAACCCAACACCACGCAAGAATCGTGTGAATGCTTCTAGTATCTCAGGAAGCGCCACATAATCTATCTTCATCTCAAGAGTCTCACCAGTAGGTTGTTTGTGACCTACTTGATAGTCATCGACATATGTAAACTTGATACTCATTTTAGTCCTTAAAATAATGCATCTTCATATTCTACAACAACAGGAGTTAGTTGTCTACGAGTTTTTGTATCCCACTGAGGAAATGGCCAATTCTTCTCATGGTAACGAATAGCAACATGATTATTTGACCAATGAGTGTCAACAACACCGATGCGACCTTCATCTGTTAGCACTTCTGTTCCTGGATGGAGGTAGCTGGTCTTACTTTTGGAATATCTTACCATCTTTTAACTCTATGTGTTGATGTGTGTGTTGAAGTATTGCTCCGAGCGCACTACCAGCATCACCTGGATGTGAAGGAACATACACTTTGTTTCGTCTATTGACTCCTTGGATTCGATCAACGACAAAACTATTATACGCTACTCCACCTGTAAAGACAATGTTTTCTTTTCTTCCTTGCGTAAAATGTCGAACAAGGTCTACAAAGTATTGTTCAAGCACGTGCTGTGCTGATGCAGCAATCCATTTCTTTTCATATACATCTTGAACGACATCAGGATAGTGATGGTAGTTCTTTTTTGTATGGAAGTATGGAGCATTGAATACAACTCCATCAACAACAATAGGATATTCAACGCAAGTTGATTGTCTACTCATTCTCATCATTACACTCTCGTCCTGATTTGGTTTGAGACCAATCATTGCAACATGATAACTGTAAAACAATCCTAATGAATGAGGATACTTTAATACAAACAATGGATCCGTATGCAACCTTCCTTCTTGTGCTCTGTAGATCGCAAGAGATTCCAGCTCACCAATTGCATCAGCAACAATAACAAGAGCATCATCAAAGCCAGAAGTGTAGTAACCAGCCGCTGCATGAGACAAATGATGGTTACCGTAGATAGGTGCAATCGGCATCCACGGCTTAGGAACAATCAATCGTGACCAGTCACGTGATTTGATCTTTCGCCACATATCACGTCTTTTGTTTTCGTGAATGTATATTTGTTTTGGTGGATATGCAAAGTCCAAACTCTTAAGGACATCATCATTGAGATCCCTAGCATGTGTACGTTCAGCAAAAACAATCTTGCCATCACGAACAACAACAGCAGCTGCATCATGATGGCCGTAACTAAGTCCCCAGTATGTTCTTATTTTCATCTATAATTCTTTCTGCCCAAAGGTAATGAGCCATGTCATTAGGATGCAAATCTGTTTCACTGATACAAAATGTTCTTCCACCTGCTTGGATAAGGTCACCAAAAGAACAATCCTTTTTGAATAATGAATCAAATACCGCTTGTTGTCTCTCAGTTAATACGTTTTCTGTGAAGAAACTAGGATTGTTCAATGTGTTACGTTGTCTTGTGGGAGGCAATTTAATCTTATAAAGAGATAAGTTTGCTATGTTGATCACTCTGACTTCTCTGCTATCACAAAATGAATTCAAGTAGTTGAAAGCATGAAGTAGTTTATAGTAACTAAACCCGGGTGACCACATATTTCTTTTAACAATGTTGAATAAAACATCCTCATCAACATACTCTTTAACGTTTTCTAGTTCAGGAGGAAGTCGTCGCTGGACCATTGCTGATTTTATTGTTTCTGTTTGAACGTCCCAATACTCTACTCTTGGTTGTTCTGTCCAACCAACAAGAAGAACAACATCTTCTGCTTTATGTTTTAACAAAGCTTGATGCACACCATACACACCACAAGAAGCAATGTGTTCGTTCGATGCACCAGCGCATGAGACATCTATGAGATCCATGCCATACTGCGAAGCAATCACCTTTGCATATTTGTCGTTTGCGTGACGCAATCCCATACCCCAAGCCATAGAGCATCCAGCAGAGACGAGAACTCTGGTCATATTAATATATAAATTTATTGTTTTTCTTTTTCATTCGGTACGATATCCACGCAGTGTGAATTCTATACCACATAATTCGTAACAACCTCATTCGTAATCTCTTCGTGGTGCAGTGAAAGAGGAGAATGATAATTGATCTGCTATACGTTCAGCTTCACGTTCAGCTTCTCTTAGATTGTTTGCTTCAAGCATACACTCATCGCCATTACTAAAAATAGCAACGTATTGTTTGAAATGATGATTCCACTCAACACTACTCACTTCAGCCATAATGTACTCCAAAAATTATATTATAAACTACTTATTGTTTCTTTGTCAACAATATGAATATGACCTCCGAATATCCCTCTAAACAATTCTGCACATGCTTTAACGTGATAGACATATTGGCGACCTGTTGAAGTTATGAGGACATATTTCATAGATTCCCTTTGTTAGAAATAAAAAGAGGCCCAGCGGGCCTCTCTATGTATCTACTAGAGATCAGCGCTTGAAAACGCGAGTAACATAGTAGTATGCATTCGCATATGTGATCTCCAGCTCTGATGCAATCATCTTAGCGATCTCCCCATTGCCTTTGTCTTTGTTTGCTTCAAACAAACGTTGTGCAGCAACTTTCTTATCGTTGGTCTTAGGTTCTTTTGCAACCTTGACCTTAACAGTCTTTTCCTTTGCAACATGCTGAGCAGTCTCTACAGCTTGTTCGGCTTGACGCTTGCCAGCATTAGCAGCATACTCATTCCATTCTTCAAATGGATTCTTAATGCTTGCATCAACTTGCACATTAGTACCAGGGATAGTTTTCATAGTCACGTTTTCCATAATATAGTCCTTTAGGTTAAGTTACTGAAAGATTCAGTATGCCCATTGTAACTTAGTTTTGAACATATGACAACTGGCTATTTTTTATGTGATACTCATCAAATATATGACGAACTTGTTCTACATATTGACTAGTTTGTTTCAAGATTGGTTGTAGACCATCCTCATCTGTTGCAATCATAAGACATATTTGTGGACACCAGACCTTCTCACGTTCGTACAACATCAACGCATATGCTGTACATTGAAGGAAGTAGTTGAGAATCCATTCCTCTTTCTTTTGTTTCTTTGATGTCTTAAAATCACCAACAGTTCGTATGCCATGTATTCTTGCAATCAGATCACATTGGCCTGCTGTCTTGATATCATGGGAATACAAAAGAATCTCATTAGCATATACAATATCGCACCACTTATCGAGATATTGTTTTATACACTTGAATGTGTATAGATTAGCAGGCATTGCATCACGATCCCAATCCTCTTCGTTGCGAAGATATCTTTCTGCAAGTGTATGAACAGCAGTACCACGGCGTGATGCTTGTGTTGTGATCTTATTAGCTTCTTCATTACCAACACGCGCTCTCCACTCTGCTATTCCTTCTGCACTTAGCGAAGAGAGTACAGTTGTTACAGAAGGATATTTGTATCCCTCTGGTGTGACATAATGCCTTTTGCCATTGACCGTGACTCTATTAAGTTTGTGATCTTTAAATATATTCTCTATTGTAAACATTAATCTTCTACAGCCATAATCAAGGCTTTGACAAAGTCAGAGCGAACAATATCACTACTAATAAAATTAGTCATGTGAAACCAATCAGGTATCTTATTTGCAACACCCACAAACCAATCATAACAACTCTTCTCTTTACGACCATCTAGATCGGTTTGTTTTGTATCACCACAAATGATTAGACGAGTCCCTTTGCCTGTACGAGTCAATACACTATACAACTCATGTGCAGTCATTGATTGGAATTCATCGATGATTACAATTGCATTCTCTAGCGTGATACCACGAACATAAGACGTCGTGATAAACTCAACCATGTTCTTCTTTGTCAGAATGTCCCATGCGGTACCGTTCTCACATAGATCATTGAAGATCTGTTTGTAAGGGATAGTGTACACTTCTGATTTTTCCTGTAAAGTACCAGGCAAGTGACCCATGTCACGTGTTGGCACAGCACTACGAACAACAACTATCTTCTCTGCTTGTTTATTAAACAATGCATTCAGTGCTAGATACGAAGCAATGAAACTCTTTCCTGTTCCTGCTGAGCCTGTGGCAACAACATTTGCACCTCGTGCGAACCCTTCAATCATATCACTCTGAGCCCATGTCATTGGTGTGATATGTCTTACCTTCAATAATTCCTTGTTATGTGTTATTTTTCTTTTCCTATCTTTCTTTGGTGAGAGAAAGTCTTCTTCTGAATTAGCGTAGGCAAGTTTTACGTTCAATACGATCCCCTTAAAAGGTATTAATTGTCGATGGCGTCCATACTTTGTTATGTTTCTTTCTAATATCTTTGAGCAAGTCTCTGAATCCATTGTCTGGCTTGAGTGTACTTGTTTGATCAATCATTGCAGGTGCCCCTACTACTGATTCAAGCTCAGGATGATCGATGAGGTATTGCTCCCTCTCAGACATTTTCATAAACTTATCGAAGACCTCTTCAGTCTCCTTATTACGAAAAGAATAAGTTGGCATTACTTCTTTGCTCGTGGTTTGGTTTTAGGTTTTGCAACAGGAATGGTCGAAACCTCTTTCTTTGCACGAGGCTTGCGTGGTTTCTTTTCTGCAACAGGAGCAGATTCTGGTGCAGCTGCTGGTGGTGTATTTGATGGGAAGGGCCACTCTTTGGTAGCTAGTACCTTATCTGCTTGTTCCTGTACTTGCACAGGTTCTGCAGGTGGTGTGTACTTTGCAATATCCAATGGATGTGGTTTTGACTCAATTGTCGATGTGGGCTTCTTGCTGCCAAACAACCCTTTAATAAAACTAAGCATAAAATCTCCTTAATAATCTTCCGAACGAACTAACTTAACATAATCCTTGTTGCGCAATGCTTTATCCAAACTTCTCATCAACTTCTTGTCTTGTAGTTTCTTTTGTATTTTGTATGAGTGGCGTGACTCTTCATCGCGTTCATAACTCTGAAACTGCTTGCGTTGTGACTTGTTCACTTTTCTTTCTTCTCCTGTTCTAAGATTAGCCCTGGAAAGGCTGTGTTGACTAATTTGGCATTGATTCCCTTGTATGGGATTTTTTTATCTTTCACACTGCACATTAACTTTGCATCTGCTGGCTCAAGTCCTTCAATAAACTGAATGAACAATGTCTCGCGTTTCAATGGATGCATATCAGGATGACCACCACCCTTGATAAAGTTATGTAATTTACGGATTTCTCGGTATAAGTTACCGTGTTGGTCTAAGTGTTCTGTTGGTTTGTATGGAGGCTCACCAATTGGTAACAGCCACTCAATACGAGGATCTAATGCGTATTGAAGAATGACTTTAAGTGGAAGTGAGTCGTGTTGCTGGAGGAATGCTGCTCGTTGGTTTGCTGGCAGCTCCGAACACGTTTTGAGGATTTCTGAAATGCTATTTTTCATTAAAAGTCACCAATTGACTCCATAAGGAGTTTCATTTTATGTTGGATAAAGTAATTGAACATCTTGTCACGAGGCTTATCAGCCTGTGAGTGATATTCTTGCATGATCGCTGTGCGAACAGTTGTAGGGATGCAACGTAGATCAATTAGCATTGAATTACGATTCCAGTTGCGAATAATGTCTGCTGGCAATGAGTCAAAGTCTGCATTTAAAAGCTCATTTATCTTTGTTTCTCTGAGAGGTTTCTGTCTCAGGCCTTCAATGATACTATTATCGGGTGACAATACATTAGGAACACCATCACCACGATCACCTGTTAAAACTAAATGCTTCAAAAATAATTCTGGATTGTTACTAGCAATGTCCTTCTTACGGACAGGATCAAACTGTGTAACATTCCCAAACCTTTGGAGCTGCACAAAGTCCTTATCTCCACTAAGAATCAGGATCTTATTACTATTATTTAGTACAGAACCGAATTCCATCGTGATTGTACCGATAACATCGTCTGCCTCGGCACCCTCAACTTGGATCACTCTGTAGGGAAAGTTGTCTTTTAATTCTTGTTTGATTGTGTTGAGAGTATCAAAAAGTGCAGGCCAATCAATACTCGATTTCTCACGATCTGCTTTCCTGTTTCCCTTATAAGGTGGAAAGTATTCACGACGCCAGTACTTGCGATCATCACATGCAATGATTAACTCACCAAATTCTTTACCAAATTTAGTTTTCAACGAACGAATTGTATTGATTACCATATGTCTGACAAGGTCTGGCTGGATAGCATCTGTATGCTGCCCGACCTGCATCATAATATTAGAAATCATTACCTGAGAAAGGTCTAATAAAATCATAATTTAAAAAAGTAGTTACCCTTATATAGTATCACATTATGACTGGTCTGTCAACGATTATAATTTTAAATGACCTACTGATTCTTTGATTCGTAGTGCCTGTGCCCATGAATGCATTATGATTTGATGACAGTCTTCAACAACTCCGTAATTTGATGAGTTGACATGAACAACGATGTCAGCTTTCTGTCCTGCGGCACCTCCATCAAAACCAACCAAAGCAATAGTGACCATACCACGGTCATTAGCAACATCCAAAGCGTTGATGATATTGGGGCTGTTGCCACTCGAGGAGACAACCACCAAAATATCATCGTTATCAGCAGAAGAAAACTCCAACTGCTTAGAAAAGATACTACCATAGCCTATGTCGTTACCAATAGCGGTAATGACAGCCATATTGGAGGCAAGGCTAACAATATTAGGTCGTAGTGTTTTAGTGTCCATGTGGACACCTTTAGAGTGATCGCAACTGAAGTGTTCAGCAATGGAAGCAGACCCTCCATTCCCACATACAAAAATGCTAGCTCCAATTGCTCCAGCATGCCTAATTGTTTCATATGCTGTGTCATATGGCTCCGATCTAATACCAGCAAGAGCTTTATTTACTTGCTCGCGATACACTTCAAAATATTCAGATGATTTGCTATACATTATCACTATACACAATAGAACTTCCCTGATCGGTGAAGTTAAAAACAAAGTTCTGATAATGCTTTAGCTTTTCCAGAACGCTTACTTGGTGACGTGTTGGTACATATAAAAGCAGATACCCACCACCACCAGCACCTAGTAGTTTACCACCCAATGCACCAGCTTTCAACGCATCTTCGTACATTTGATCAATCAACGCGTTTGATATACCAGATGATAGTTTCTTTTTCATACGCCAACTATCATCTAGCAAGGCACCTACGTTATGTAGTCTACCAGAACGCAACTCAGCCTTAGCAGTGTGTGCCATATCAACAAGTTCTTTTGTATAGAAGATAATATCACTGTCTTTACGTGCTAACTTATCAACTTGTTCAGAGAGAATAGTAGATGCGCTTCTTGTCTGTCCTGTATAAAAACAAAGTAAGTGATCACCAAACAATTCCAGTGTCTGTGAAGGAATGTTGAGCGGTGCTACTTCAACAGTTTCACTATCAAATGTAATAAAGTTGAATCCACCAAATGTTGATGCATATTGGTCTTGCTTACCAATCTTCTCACCACACATCTCAATTTCAATTCTACACGCTAGCTCTGCAACATCATACCTACTCATGGGTCGACTTGTATAAACAGATAGTGCTTGGACTAAACCAGAGGTAAACGCA